TTCGACACAGGAACTTCTGAGGATATTGATTCTATCGGATGGACTCAATTTGAAAAAGCACTTCAATATGATGATTCTCCTAGTGAAGAAATTCTTTGGAAGGATTATTATTACGAAGTGAGTGGTTTGAACTTCAATGCATTCCAAATTAAAATTGTTATGAGATCCTCCAGTCAAGCAAAAGTACCATTAATCGCTGACCTTCGCGCTATCGCACTTGCAACCTAATGAACGATTTTGATAACTTAATTCCAGTAGAAGGAAAGGAGGGTCTTTACAGGGACCCTGCTTCCAATGCTATCATCAAGGGCAACCAAGATGAGTATGATAAATATATGGCATCTTACAATAAGAGGCAAAAGGAAGATAACGAAAAGAAAGCTTTACAAAAAGAGGTTTCTGATCTAAAATCTGAAATGAGTGATATTAAGTCGCTCTTACTAACGTTAGTCCAAAAAACAAAGTAAACATTATGACGATTGAACAAGTTGGTCAACCAGAAATGCTCCGACAATTTAAAGAGCGTTTTGGTGTATTGGTTGAAGAAAATAAGCAATTGGCAGCAAAAATTAAAGAGAATGAAGTTACTGCATTGAAACTTCAAGGTGCTATTGAAGCACTTGAATACTATAATCCTGAAACAATGTCAGCACCACCCGATGAAGAGGTGGTTGATGAAGTAGAAACTGCAGAATGATATCAAGGGGGCAATGTCCCCCTTTTTTAATGGCATAAATAACTCAGAAGCATAATCTCTTAGAGTTGTCGTAAAAAATGGCAAATAGAATTCAATTAAGACGTGGTAATGGGCAAGAATGGCAAAACTCTAACCCCATCCTCGCTCAAGGCGAACTTGGTATCGAACTTGATACGGGTCGCTTCAAGATCGGTGATGGTGTTACGCCATGGAATACCCTCAGATACGAACGCCCCATTGAGTCAACCTCAAACACGGCAAATACTCTAGTTCAGAGAGATACTGACGGTAATTTTTCTGCCGCTACTATCACTGCTACACTCATAGGCAATGCTTCTACATCATCTAGATTAGCAAGTTCTAGACAGATCCAGTTGTCTGGCGATGTTAGTGGTTCTGAAATCTTTGATGGTTCTGAAAATATTTCTATCTCAGCATCATTAGATCTGTTATCGAGTTTGCCACACCACGATAACACTGATAGTAGTAGTGCAACATATACGAAAGTTACTGTTGATGCTAAAGGTAGAGTTATCAATGCTTCAAATCCAACAACTCTTGCTGCTTACAACTTAAACGGAACTGTAGAGGGTCAATCCGCACAGGCATATGATTTAGACCTAGTTGCTCTTGCAGGTCTGACTACTACTGGATTAATCTCCAGAACTGCCACAAATACAATGGCAACCCGTACAATTACGGGAACTAGTGGTAAAATTAATGTAAACAATGGAGATGGTGTATCTGGTAATCCTACATTAGATCTTGCAACCACCACAGTAGACGCGGGTAATTATAATACTGAGTCTCTGACATCAGTATCTGCTGTTGGTTCTAACGACGAACCTTTTGGTACAGAAACTGTAAACGCTGTTAAATTTACAGTTGATGATAGAGGTCGTCTAACATCTGCAACAAATGTACCGATTGCTACTGCTACTG